GCCCATTTTATCTTTAAGTCCTGCCAGAAATACCATAGCCGTTGGCAGATCGAATTTAAAACCGTTTCGCTCCTGCTTATGGATGATGGCTGCGACTTTGTGTTCGAGTTCGATACTCTTTTCCGAGAAACCATAATGTTGTTGCTCCTTTAAAAGTTCAAAGTAAGTTAACTCCAATACCTCTACATCACGCCTGCAATAACGCTCTAACAGTTTGGGGTGTGGCTGGTCAAACGGTAGAGTGCTCTTCTTGTCAAAAGAGAGTTTGTTGATCCTGTGCCAGACCCTCTTGTAGTCTATCTTCTTCCTGCCTAGCCTGTTTCCCCAGCTTTCTAGGCTGTGTCCGTTTTCTCGGTTTGGACTCATCAGCCTTGACATGACTAGGGTGTCTATGCACATCGACGGAGTGATCTTCGTATTCCAAAGCCTGTTCAAGATTGGGAAGTCGAAGCTGATTCCGTTGTGCGCTACTACTTGTGGTTGTTCCTCTAACATTTTTAATAAAGTGTCGGCCTTGTGATGACATTTAACCTCTCCGCTTCTTAGTTCCTTTGTCACGCACAGGTGGATTTGGCTCAACTGGGAGTTGGTCTCTATGTCCAGAAAAACTATCGATTTGTTGCCAATCTCGGTCATCTTCGCTCTTCTTCAGTAATTTGCCGTCATCTGTCAGTAAGTACAATGTCAATACACCACTCTTATTTCCTTAACTCTGAAGCTGCTACTACAAAGGCCTTCTGTGTGTCGTCCATCTTAGGCCAATCCTCAATCTCTGACATCAACCTAAAGCAGGCAACACAATATACACCTGTTTTGTCCAATTTGCAAATGGTCTTACAAGGCGACATCGTGTTCCTTTACAGCCGACAATGGCACCTGATAAAACAACTCTCCAGCAGATACATACTTATTATAAATCTCCTTCACCGGCGATGTCAAAATATCTTCTCCTCTGACAATAAAAACCTTAGAGCAGTCATCGTTGAAAACCAGGAACAGACAGCCTAGCTTTGCAAACTTCTCTTTCCTAAACGGTACCTGCAAAGAATCGAAAGCAAACCTATCTTTCCAAGTATGCTTTACTTCTACCTCTACAAAAGAGCCGTCCTCTAAGACAAGGTCTGGACCATATTTGTCTGTGTTGTCAACTGCTTTCTGACCCTGAGACAATAAAAAGTCCTTAGCTGCGTCTCTGGCCCTAAAGTCGTTTTGTTTAAATAACTCAGGATCAAACTTTTTCGCTAGACTCATTTGATGCTATTCTTCAGGTTTATCAGTTCTGTGTTTAACTTGAAGACCAAGGCATCCAGTGTGCGGTTCTCATCTTCAAGCCTCTGCATCCTGGCCCTCATCATAGCATTCTCACGCTCTAACTCAGCAATGACACCAGACTCGTCTAAACCATGAGGCAGATCAACCTCGTAAGGGACACCACTAACCTTCACCATATGACCTCCAAAATGCAAAGATGATTGTAAAGAACATCAGCCATAGAAAAGTAGTCATTTCGTTGCCATCCAATAAAGTCCTACGTTAGAGAAAGCATAACCCCCATATATGACCAACATAGCCGTGTTGCCTTTGATACCTTGCTCCACAGCAATGTAAGCATATATGAGACCAGTGACGATGATAAGCCAGCTACTCATGCTTGCTTCAAGAGTGCTAGGCAGTCTTCAAGTGCATTCATCAGTTCCTTCCTTTCAGGATTGTGAGCAGCAGAGTATTTGCCGTTGGACTGCCTTAACTCGATAAACTCTAGCACCAAGTCTTCCAGCTTCTTATCGATGCTCATAGCAGGACGGCTGCCGTCATCAGTAAAAATAAGACACTCAACATTACCACTATCGCCCATTCCAACATAGGTATCAACCTCCAGTTCTAACTTCATTTTAGATAGTCTCCATAGATTTTAAGAAAGCCCATTACATCCCGCTTTGCATCAGAGTCGAGCAAGTGCCCATATTCCTCAGGATGATTAAACTTGCTAACCAGCTTAACAGCAACCTTGATCTGTGCTGTCAGTTCCTCGTTGACCTCTTCCAAGTCTTTGATGCGCTCTTCTAGCTGCTCTACGGCTGAGTAGTCCATAGTGTCGTAGTCAGCGTCGTTCCAGTAGTCATAAGAGTATTCAGTCATTTTAAACCTTTCAGTATTGATGATATAAAAGCAAAGCAGCCTATTAGTAGTGCGGATGTCATAGTGCCTCCTTGAAGTCGTTGTCATCTTTCTCGCTAAATATCTTATGCCAAATCTTTCTGGTAGGTACTCTTTCCTTTTTCCAATGCTGATCTCGTTGCACATAGGCGTTAAACACATCACACGCTAACAATTCATCTTTACATCTCTGCCTCTGCGAACACTTGTCGCATGGTGCTGGGCGTGAAACTAAATCATAGTGTGCTGCAAAGGCTTTGTTCCAGGGTTTTGTGTTCATGTTTGTTTCTCCTTTGGTTTCTGTTTGTGTTTCCATTCGTGACTAATCGGCACAGATAAGAACTTTCTACCACTCTTTTGTTGTTTGTCTGCATACTGATCTAGGCAGTCATCATACAAAGCTTCGATTAAAGTCCGCAAACCATAGTAAGGATACCAATCAAAACTGCCTAACTTCTTCCATCTGCTGTGGTTCTTAGCTATCATAATCTTTTCGCAGATGACTATACCTGTTGGTACCTCTTTGTGAGGAACACCCCACTCTTCTAATTGCTTACATTTCTGATATGCTCGAAGGTTGAATATCATAGTGCCTCCTCGTTAATCTCATTCATGCGGCCTGTGTGCTTGTCATACAGGACTGCACAGGCTTTGCCGGTCTCTCCGCTGTATCGGTTCTTAATAACCCTGACCCTTGTTGTATTGCGCTCGATAGGGTCTTCATGCTGTGCTGACCTTTCTAATCCTAGCACCATGTCTGCCAATTGTCCAATACTTGCTGAACCCCTTAATTGGGACAGACTAGTGGCTGCGCCCTCTTCATGGCCTTTACCCTCTGGCCTGCGTAGGTGGGACACCACAAATAATGCTACGCCTGTTTCCTGCACAATCATCCGCAGCTTGGTCATAATCTCATCAATGGCTTTGCGCTCGTCACCATGATCCTGAGCAGACACCACGATAGACACATGGTCTAGCAGGATGTACTTGCAATCTAGGCCTTTGGTGAAGTACCTCACTCGATTGATGATGTTGTCGATTGCTGTGCTACCGAAACAGTCATAGAAGAACAGACGATTAGAGCCTAGTGTCTTATCAAAGGCTTCCTTCTTAGATGCCTCAGTGGCCTCAGTCTCTGCTAGGTGCAGTGGCTTATTGATCGCTAGCGACATCAGAGACAAGGCTGTCCGCTTGACCGACTCTTCCAAGAACATAATCCCGATGTTATCTTTGGTCTCACAGAGCAATTGCCAAATGACCTCACGAATAAACTGAGACTTACCAAGACCAGAGCCAGCAGTGACCACCACCATCTCTTGCTGTCTGATACCGCCGGTCATGTCATTCAAGCCTGCATAGGGATAATGCGCCTGAGCCTTTGGCAAGGGCTGCATCACTAACTCAAACAGTTCAGAGCCAGCAACGATGCCATCAGGCACATAGGTCTCTGCTGCCCACCATGCTTTGACAAAGTCCGCAGATTTGTTGTCTTTCAGATAATCGCAAGCATCTTTGTAGGGCTTGGTCATCTTCATAATCTTGACCTTAGAGCCAAACAGATCAGCAACGGCTAGGGCTGCTTCCTGCCCTGGTTCATCAGCATCAAAGGCCAGCACAACAGTCTCAAAGCTATCGATGTACTCGAATTGGGCTTGGCAGTCCTTCACAGCCGATTGTGCCCCGTTCTTGATCGACACCACAGGGTAGAGAGACCCCGTCATCTGAAAGGCAGCTAGTGCATCTAACTCGCCTTCACAGATAGTCAGGTACTTACCACCGGCAGGGTAACGATTCTGACCAAACAACAGAGCCTCTTTAATGTTGCCTTGAGACCTGAATTGCTTGTCTGCCACTACCCTGACCTTAAAGGCTACCTCAGTGCCTCTATCATCGGTGTAGGGATAATAGTGTTCTGTCCCTGATTGTCTGACACCATAGGCTTCACAGGTGGCTTTAGTGATACCTCTCTCAGGTATGCTTAGGAATTGACCGCTAAGGCCCTTTAGAGGCTCTACAACGGGTTTCTGAGTCATGGTTAGTACCTTACCCCTTCCTTGGTCAACAAAGCCGTCTTGGGCCCTGCTATGGGTTTTACAATTAAAACAGTATTCAGAGCCGTCAGAGTACACAGCCCTAGCATCAGAGGAACCACAGCCCTCACAGGCTATGTGCTTGATAAATTTAGACTGAGTTTGCATTGATCCTAGCCCTTTCCTCTGCCAATTGATCCAGCACAGCCAGCAAATACCTTTCTAAGTAGTTACCTATATAGTTAAAGAATTAAAATCTTTATTAAAGTCTTTTTCAATATAGACTATTTAGTTAATATAGTCTTTAATAGCAAGAATCGTGCCAGCTTATCTGTCTTTCCAAGGATCATCATCAAAATCCTCGATGCCTGCTAATGGGTCTAAATCGGCTTCTGTGCCTTCCTCGACTTCATCGGCCTCAGACATCAGGGAAACATTACCGACGGCACATAGGTCTGTTTTAATCGATTTTAGGCACTGTTTGCACATAGAGACATATTCCATAGTGTGAAGTGACCGAATTGTGGTCTCATAGTCTGTCAATGCCTCATTGCATGAACGGCAACGCATTAGGATGTCCCCTTTTTAATAGTTAAGGCATCAAAAGCAGTCATTGATTCGCTAAAGTAGGCATCTCTGAGCAAATCCTTCTCATAGGCTAGCTTTAGCCGTTTCTCATCCTCTGCCTTGACGATATGGTAGGCAAACTCGATCAGGGAATCTTGGTCACCATACCAATTGCCCCAATCACTATAGTCTAGCCTATCGTCAAGAATCTCTACCACTTCTTCATTCGTTAACAGCATGATAAAACCTCCTGTTGTTGTTGGACAAAATTGGACACTTTGGATTCTAACACAGCGTTATGCACCGATGCAACGGCAAAGGCATCAAAGCCCCCTATGTGCCAACGGTAGGGTTCCAATGGTATGTGATCTAATTTCCAATCGTAGACTGTAGCGACTGAGCCATCCTCGAATTCTATAAACCACTCTGCGTTAGTCTTATCGCCGACAAATATGGTAGGCGCTCCAAAGGTCTTACAAAGGTCATCGTAAGTTGTCGTAATGTAGCCTTTCAGGCTTGTGCCATTGATACTGTCTGCTCTGCATTGTTTATGTCTCATTAATAATCCTCCCCTAGATCTTCTGAAATGTAAGCCATTGCGGAACACAGATCCGACCATTGATCGTCATGGGCCTTGTCCCCTTCGGGTATACCGTAGGCCCTATAAAAGTGTAAAGCATTCCATATTAGGTCTAATTGTGACCTTGTATCGTTAGCAGTCATTTAATGCTCCTATAAAGTTAGTCCAAGTCCCAAGGGCGAAAAACCATGATAACCCCAGCACAGCCCAACAAAAGTACAGCGATACTTGCATATTCCCACATAGTCATGATTAGGCCTCCATCGATGCTTGGATCATGTGCTTGGCGATGCTGTACCAATCAACATCAGAGATGAACGCCAAAGCGTAATCTTGGGCTATGCCTTCCTGAGACTGCTCGCAGATGATCTCCTCGGCATAGTCTTTTAACGCCTTGCTAAACTCGTAAACTTCTTCTAAGTCGGGATCACCAAATCCACCCCAAAAGTCAGCAGGTGTCAGAGAGTCGAACATTTCAAGATTGACCCTCCATGTTGCGTAGTTTGTCCAACCATTGTATGTGTTCATTTTTAGGCCTCCGTTGTTTCTAAAATCTCTTGCGCCACTACTTCAGCACAGAACTGAACCATAGCGTATTTGAAGCAGGCAGCAGTGCCGATACTGTCAGCAATAAAGGCAGGGAACGCTCCGAATTCTTGCTTCATACAGCCCACCAAAGCGTGTAGTTCGTTTGCGTACTCGTCATAAATTGCTGAGGTCTCGGTGTAGTAAGTCATGCCACGAATCCCGCCCATACAGCCATGCTCGGCCATTGTCCGAACATCTTCGATGTCATAGCTTTTGATAAAGTCGTAAAAGTTTTTCATGTCTAGGTTCCTTTATAATTAAGTTAAAAATTAGTAACACCAACCAACAGGTAACTGCCCATTGTTTTGCTTCAATGCCTCATTATAAGCCCGAATGTGATTCATGGCTCGATCAAATTCTCTCATAAGATCCTCTATTGTGTCACAGTTTGGGCTGTCTACTGAGGCATCGACATCATAAAACACAGCCCCAATGTCATCCACATATGGATCATTACTGACCCAAATACTGATTTGGCTTGCCGGCAGACAGACTGTGTTGAATTGTCTATCAACCTCTATTGATTCAGGATCGAAGCCTTTATCAATGAGCCTGTCTTTTATGCTTTCTAGGTTTATTACTTTTTTCATGTCTTGCCCCTATTAAAAGTCACTATCTTGAATACGCTCTGCGACTGCCTTGGCAGTATCGAGACTAGAGAATAGCATCTGTGTCTTGCCGTCAAAGAAGACACCATAGCATCGATGACCTGACTTGTCTGCTGTCTTCTTAATAGAGCCTACAATGTTATCGCCTTCTAAGATACTGAATTCAGAGGCACTAACTTTCTTTATGCTTCTAAGTGTTGTTTCCATGGTAGTCCTTTCTTGGTTTGTGATACTGAGACTACAGTATAAGCACAGAATTCTGTCCTCGGTATTAGGGAAAACCCTTATCTTGACTTCTCTACTCAGGTATTGCCTGCCTGTGGATAAATACCTGACTCTGCAGTGTGGTCAAATCGGGCTGTAACCCGCATGAATACTAGAAAAACCGCTGACGAGCCTTGGTTGATACCTGCCTAGCCTAAACAGAGAAAACCTGTCCTAGGGCTTTCTGACGGCTTTTAAGACCATGTATGCCTGTACAGCCATAGCTGCTGGTCATTATGCAACCACTACTGCACTTCTTTGGTGCATGATTGCTGCACTGCAACACAGTCAGGCTAGGATGCACTAAAATGGTGCAACACTGCCATATATACTGCACTGCACCATTGACTGCACTGCACCATCGAAGTAAGTGCTCACTATTGCTGCACTGCAACACCGTCAGCAAAGTAAGTACTAACTAACTTGCTGCACTGCAACATAATGCTGCACTGCAACATAGGGGGGGTGGGGTAGTAGCTGTGCTGATAATATTGAAAAAAGAGCAAAATAGACAATATTGCCTTATAAGAAAAAGAGCATAAGAATCAATGTCTTATCTATTTTTCTGCATAGGCAATACAGGTCTATGAAATCAGTGCTGGAATCTGTGCATTGCGAAGGCCTGAGCAGGCAATAAACAGGTACAACACAAAAGTCAATAAAGGACTTGACAAATTAGCAAAAATGTGCTATAGTCTCTATATTGATAGCACAGTGTCAACAACTACTAGGTAGTGCCTTAAAAAAAACATACATTAACAACTTACCTTAGGTTTTGTGTTTTCTGTGCTGACCTATATTGGAGGAAACTTGGAAACAAAAGACCAAGATATTGTTCTTGTGTCTTCTTCCACGGATGCGTCATCTTTACCAACACAGGGAGTCTCTGTGTTACCAAAGAAGAACCCAAGAGGCGCAGGTCGTCCGAAGAAGTCTGCCATCGAAGCAAAGAAAAAGAGGTCAGTGTTAGGCCGCCCTCCTGGCGAAGCTGCACGCATAAGGGAATTCCATGCGAGGCTGCTTACCACCAAGGGTGACACAATCATCCAGACGATTATTAATAAGGCACTAGATCCTACTGACAAGGATCAGGCTGCGATGTTGAAGATGTGTGCCGATAGATTGTTGCCTTTGTCTTATTTTGAAAAGCATGGCGCTGCCAGCAAAGCTGGTATCACAATTAACATCTCTGGTGTAACCGATGCCAAGGTAGAGGCTGAACAGACCATAGATGCAGAAGACGTAGATTATGAATCTGGACATTAAGTTATTACCTTGGCAGCAACAGGTATGGAATGACCAGAGTCGGTTTAAGGTGGTCGCTGCAGGCCGCAGAACTGGTAAGTCCAGGTTAGCTGCATGGATGCTCATAGTCGAGGCATTGCAGGCTGACAGAGGCAACGTATGGTATGTAGCCCCAACGCAGGGGCAAGCCAGAGACATTATGTGGCTCACGTTGTTGGAACTAGGTAACCCAGTTATCGAGTCCAGCCATGTGAACAATATGCAGATTAAGTTAGTCAACGGTGCTGTCATCAGTCTAAAGGGCGCTGACAGGCCAGAGACGATGCGAGGTGTCTCACTAAAGTTTGTAGTGCTTGATGAGTACGCAGACATGAAGCCATCAGTGTTTGAGCAGATCCTCAGACCTGCATTGGCAGACTTAAAAGGTAAGTCTCTGTTTATTGGTACCCCGATGGGGCGTAACCATTTCTATGAGTTGTACAATTATGGGGACAAGAATGATGATAAGGAATATAAAAGCTGGCACTTTACTAGCTTCGATAACCCATTACTTGACCCAAAAGAAATTGAAGCTGCAAAGAAGTCTATGTCCTCTTTTGCTTTCAGGACTGAGTTTATGGCTTCGTTTGAAGCTGCGAGTGGTGGAATCTTTAAAGAAGAATGGATCAA